GGGTCTTTCTTGATCCAGTCGATGTAGGCAGCAGACTCGTAGCCACGGGGATCTTTGTCAAGTGTGTGTTTGATTGTCTTGCCACCAGCGAGTTGCTCAAGCACATGGTCAAACATGTACTCGAACTGCATGAACATGATCTCTCGGTTCGTGGGCGTGGCTTCGCGGATCGCTGGGATCTGGGGTTCAGGCGCACTTAACCACTCGGGCACATCTTGGATGTTCGAGTTTGAGAGATGGTCGCTAAGTTGTGGGCCTGCTGTGACAGTTGTGCCTGTGGAGGTGTGTTCCATAGTGGCCCGATGCTATCACAACTTGCTGAGTAATGAGGTGCTGGTGACAACTGGGTTCTCCCTGTCCGATGAATCAGTGATTGATGTGACACCTCGACTGGACTGATATGCAGAAGCTCAAATACTCGCCCGAAGATGAACAGATCCTGATGTCCCAGCTCTGGAGTCCCCAGCTTGCTGATGACCCTGAGAGCTTCGTACTGTTCAGCTTCCCGTGGGGCGTAGAGAACACACCACTCGCCAAGTTCAAAGGTCCACGGAAGTGGCAGCGCGAGATCCTGCGTGAGATCCGTGACCACTTGAAGGCCAACCGTGGCGTGCTTGACATGGATGCGCTGCGTGCTGCTGTATCGTCTGGTCGTGGTATCGGTAAGTCTGCACTCGTGTCGTGGCTGATCCTCTGGATGCTGTCAACCCGTATTGGTAGCTCTGTCATTGTCTCGGCCAACAGCGAGAACCAGTTGCGTACGGTCACATGGGGTGAACTGACTAAGTGGTCCACCATGGCCATCAACTCGCACTGGTGGGAAGTGTCGGCTACCAAACTCGTACCTGCTGCGTGGTTGACCGAGTTGGTCGAGCGTGACTTGAAGAAGGGTACGCGCTATTGGGCCGCCGAAGGTAAGCTGTGGTCCGAGGAGAACCCCGACTCGTATGCGGGTGTCCACAACCACGATGGCATGATGGTGATCTTCGACGAGGCCAGCGGTATTCCTGATGGCATCTGGTCCGTGGCCGCTGGCTTCTTTACAGAGAAGATTCTGGATCGCTACTGGTTCGCGTTCAGTAACCCACGCCGAAACACAGGCTACTTTTATGAGGCAGTCGAGGGTAGCAAGCGGGACTTTTGGAAATCCAAGATCATCGACGCGCGTACCGTTGAAGGCACTGATCAGAGCGTCTACAACCAGATCATCGCGGAATACGGTGAAGACTCGATCCAAGCCCGAGTCGAGGTCTATGGTGAGTTCCCCGCTGCTGGCGAAGACCAGTTCATCTCGCCCGTGGCCGTTGAAGATGCGTTCAAGCGCGAGAAGTACAAAGATCAGACCGCACCTGTGGTTGTCGGGGTTGACCCCGCGCGCGGCGGCATGGACAGTACCGTGATCGTGGTGCGCCAGGGTCGTGACATCGTGGCCATCAAACGGTTCAAGGGTGACGACACCATGACCACCGTGGGTAACGTGATCGACGCGATCGAGGAATACAAGCCTGCGCTGACCGTGATTGACGAGGGTGGCTTGGGTTACGGCATCCTTGACAGATTGACCGAGCAGCGGTACAAAGTGCGCGGGGTGAACTTCGGCTGGAAAGCCAAGAACCCTGTGATGTGGCAGAACAAACGCTCCGAGATGTGGGGTGCGATGCGCGACTGGTTAAAGACCGCTGCGATCCCACGGGACCGTCAATTAAAGGCTGATCTCATTGGCCCGATGCGGAAGTTCAACTCGTCAGGTGCGATCATTCTGGAGAGTAAGAAGGAGATGCGTTCCCGTGGTCTGGCCTCTCCTGATGCCGCTGATGCACTGGCCGTCACATTTGCATACCCTGTGGCCTCTCGGGGCTACAATGCCAAACAAACAGTACGCCGAGCCTACGAGGGTGGCGGTGGAGTTACATCATCATGGATGGGAAGTTAATGACACTCAAAGCAATGCAGAACTGCCTCGTCATCGAACCAGATGTCGAAAAGCACGAACTATTCATCATCCCGCCTGGCGACAAGTCTGAAACGGGTATCGTCCGTGCAGCGGGTCCAGATTGCAAAGAACTCAAAGTAGGCGATCACGTATACTTTGGTGTCGGGCAAGAATTTAAGCACGAAGGCAAGGATTACATTGTCATTCGTGAACCCCACGTCTTAGGAGTCCTTGAATGACTGATGTAACAGGAATGGTGGCCGCTGGTAATGTGGCCAACGGTGGTGGCAAGAAGAACAGCAACGAGAGCGTTCTGGCCACCGCACGCACCCGCATGAACATGGCCATTGGCGCACTGTCCGAGTCCCGTGAGAACGAGATCGACGACTTGCGCTTCTACGCTGGTTCCCCCGACAACCAGTGGCAATGGCCTGCTGACGTACTGGCCACCCGTGGCGCGGTGCAGGGTCAGACCATCAACTCGCGCCCCTGTTTGACGATCAACAAGCTGCCACAGCACGTTCACCAAGTCACCAACGACATGCGCCAGAACCGCCCAGGCGCTAAGGTCATTCCCGTGGACGACAAAGCTGACGTTCAAGTGGCCGAGATCTTCAACGGCATGATCCGTCACATCGAGTACATCTCTGATGCTGATGTGGCCTACGATACCGCTTGCGAGAACCAAGTGTCCTACGGTGAAGGCTACATTCGCCTCCTGACCGACTACTGTGACCCCAATTCGTTTGAGCAAGACATCAAGATTGGTCGTGTGCGCAACAGTTTCAGCGTCTATATGGACCCGTCGATCCAAGACCCAACGGGTGCGGATGCCAAGTGGTGCTTCGTGACCGAAGACATTGACAAAAACGAATATGCGCGTCTGTACCCCAACGCTGCACCCATCACCACCCTGCAATCGCTGGGTATCGGTGACCAAAACCTGACTCAGTGGCTCAACGAGAACACAATCCGCATCGCTGACTACTATTATGTCGATTACGACATGAAAACGCTCAATTTGTACCCTGGTAACGTGACTGCTTTTGCTGGCAGCCGTGAAGACAAAATGTACAAAGAGATGTACGGTGCGCCCAAAAAGAGCCGAAAAGTCCAAAATCCAGTGGTTCGCTACTGCAAAATCAACGGCTACGAGATTTTGGAAGAAAACGTGTGGGCTGGTCAGTGGATTCCCGTGATTCGCGTGGTCGGCAACGAATTCGAGGTCGATGGCCGCTTGTACGTATCGGGTCTGGTGCGCAACGCCAAAGATGCCCAGCGCATGTACAACTACTGGGTGTCCCAAGAAGCTGAAATGCTGGCCTTGGCCCCCAAAGCACCATTCATCGGTTACGGCGGCCAGTTTGAGGGCTACGAGGAAAAGTGGAAGACCGCAAACACGAACAATTGGCCCTATTTGGAGGTCAATCCTGACGTTACAGACGGCTCAGGTAGCGTGCTCCCATTGCCAAGTCGCGCCCAGCCGCCCATGGCTTCTTCGGGTCTGTTGCAGGCCAAATCGGGCGCTGCTGAGGACATCAAGTCCACCACTGGTCAATACAACGCATCACTCGGTATGGGCTCCAACGAGCGTTCTGGCAAGGCCATCTTGGCCCGTCAGAAAGAAGGCGATGTCGGCACTTACCACTATGGTGACAACTTGTCTCGCGCTGTGCGCCACGTTGCCCGTCAACTGGTTGACTTGATCCCCAAGATCTACGACACAGAGCGCATCGCACGCATCATCGGTGAAGATGGTGAGACAAAGATGGCCAAGATCAACCCCGAGCAGGCAGAACCAGTCAAAGAGATCCGCGACATGGCGAACCCCGACATCGTGGTTGAGAAGATCTACAACCCAGGTGTGGGCAAGTACGATGTTGTGGCCAGCACAGGTCCAGGCTACGCAACCAAGCGCCAAGAAGCTCTGGAAGCCATGGCTCAGTTGCTGCAAGGCAACCCTGATCTCTGGAAAGTCGCTGGTGACCTGTTCGTCAAGAACATGGATTGGCCAGGCGCTCAAGAGATGGCCAAGCGATTCGCCAAAACCATTGATCCCAAGATCATGGAGGACAGCGACAAGTCACCCGCGCTGCAAGCTGCTGAACAGCAGATTCAAGCCATGGGTCAAGAGATGGAGCAGATGCACCAGATGATCACCAACGTGGGTAAATCCATCGAGGTGCAGGAGCAGCAACGCAAAGACTTCGAGTCTCAAGTCAAAGCATTTGACGCTGAAACCAAGCGTTTGTCAGTGGTTCAAGCCAGCATGTCACCCGAGCAGATCCAAGACATCGTGTTGGGTACGGTTCACGGCATGATCACCTCTGGTGACCTGATTGCCGAGATGCCTGGTCAAGACATGGACGTGGGTCCAGAGATGATGCCTGAGCAAATGGAACAGCAACCAATGCCACCAGAAGGAATGCCACAATGAACGCCTCCCAATTTGTAGGCCAACTGTTCTTGGGTCGCAATGTGGCCCATTCAGTTCACCTCAACACTCGCAGCTACAGCAAACACAAAGCGCTGGGTCACTTCTACGAAGGCGTGATCGACTTGGCCGACAAGTTTGCCGAAGCCTATCAAGGCCGTCATGGTTTGATCGGCCCAATCGCTATCCCAGCATCGAAGAAGACCACCAACATCATCGAGTTCTTGCAAGAGCAACTTGCTGATATTGAAAAAGGTCGCTACGATGTATGTGAGAAAACAGACACACCGATCCAAAACATCATTGATGAAATCGTCGGGTTGTACTTGTCCACAATCTACAAACTTCGCTTTTTAGCTTAAGGAAAATCATGGCTTATTACAAACAAGGTAATGCAGACGCACAGGTGAAAATCGGTGGCGGTAAGTTTTACGGCATCTTCATCTCCAGCAGCACTGCTGGTACATTTGCTCTGTATGACAGCGCGACTGCCAGCACCAGTGACCCCAAAATTGTGGCAACTGTGACTGTCGTTGCAGGTACTCAATATGTGAGCTTCCCACAAGGTGTATGGTTCAGCAAAGGCTTGTTCATTGACATTGCCAACACAATCGAATACACGATCTGTTACGAGTAATCTTTACTCACAACCGTACTGGTGCGGCACACCAGGGAATCTTAGGATTCGATGAAAATGACTGATGAAGTCCAAGCAGTAGTAGCGGAAGTTGCACCCGCGCCAGAACTGGAAGCCACAGCGGCCCCAGCCTCTGATGTTTCGACGCTGGAAGCGCCTGCGGAAGCAGCCAAGACCTTCACACAAGAAGAACTTGATGCGGCCATTGGCAAACGCCTTGCACGAGAACAACGTAAATGGGAACGAGAACAAGCACAGCGACGAGTGGAAACACCTGCCGCCGCGCCAGTAGCTATCCCACCTGTTGATCAATTCGAGTCTCCAGAAGCCTATGCGGAAGCATTGGCCGAACAGAAGGCTCATGAGTTGATCAGCAAGAGGGAACAAGCAAAAGCGCAAGCCATGGTTCTTGAAAGCTATCACGACAAGGAAGAACAAGCTCGGGACAAGTATGACGACTTTGAACAAGTTGCCTACAACCCCAACTTGCGAATCACTGATGTGATGGCCCAAACGATCCAATCTTCGGATGTTGGACCTGATGTAGCTTACTACCTCGGAGCCAATCCCAAAGAAGCAGATCGCATTTCCCGTTTGTCACCTTTCATGCAGGCAAAAGAGATTGGTGTGATCGAAGCCAAACTGGTTAATAATCCACCTGTCAAAAAGACAACGTCTGCACCCGCACCTATTTCACCTGTCACTGCACGCTCTACTGGAGCACCAGCCTACGACACCACTGATCCTCGGTCTACCAAGACTATGACGGATTCGCAGTGGATTGAGGCCGAACGCGCCCGTCAGTTGAAGAAGATGCAAGCGCAGGCACACCGCTAACTCTCCTAAAATCGGGTAAGATGATTACCTGAAATTAGGAGAAACAAAATGGAGAGTGACAATTTAGATTTGACACCTGGTGAACTGAAACGGCAACGTAACAGGGAAGCATCTGCCAGATATAGAGAACGAAATCGGGAAAAGTTCAATCAGCGTATGCGGGATTGGCGTGAAGCAAATCGGGAGAAAGACCGTGAGCATAAACGTGAACACCGTAACCGAAAGATTGCGAATGGAACACCAGAAGAAGTTGCCGCATTGCGTGCTGCTGAATCTGCTAAAACCAAACGCAATCAAGATCGGTGCAGGGATGAAGTTTATAAAACCTACGGGGGATATAAATGTAATTGCTGTAACGAAACTGAACGAATGTTTTTATCAATTGATCACATAAACAACGATGGTGCTGCGGAAAGACGATCTGGTAAGTACAGCGGAGCGGGTTCACCCTTCTACCTCTGGCTTCGCAAGAACAATTTTCCAAAAGGTTATCAAGTGTTGTGTATGAACTGTCAAACTGGTAAACACAGAAACGGTGGAGTTTGTCCTCATCAATCTGCTTTAACCTCAAAGGAAATTTAAATGTCAAATAGCATCTTAACGATCGACATGATCACAAGAAAATCTTTAGAAATTCTTGAAAACAACCTCGTGTTGACACGCAACGTGAACCGCCAGTACGACGACAGCTTTGCTGTTGAAGGTGCAAAAATCGGTTCTACACTGCGTATCCGCTTGCCTGACCGCGCTTTGGTCACTGACGGTGCTGCCTTGCAAGTGCAAGACGACAACGAACAGTACACCACTTTGACTGTGAACAACCAAAAGCACATCGGTGTCAACTTCACATCTGCTGAATTGACCATGCAATTGGACGACTTCGCAGAGCGCGTGTTGAAGCCACGTATCAGCCAATTGGCATCGTCTATCGACGCTGACGTGGCTAACGCATACAAAGGCATCGGCAACTCAGTCGGTACTCCTGGTACTACTCCTGCTACTTCTTTGGTCTTGTTGCAAGCTCAACAAAAATTGAACGAAAACGCAGCGACTATGTCTCCACGTTACGCTACCGTGAACCCTGCTGCTAACGCTGGCTTGGTTGAAGGCTTGAAAGGTCTGTTCAACCCAACAGACACTATCAGCAAGCAATTCAAGAACGGCATGATGGGCACTGGCGTGTTGGGCTTTGACGAGATCAACATGTCTCAATCTATCAAGCAGTTCACAACTGGCTCTCGTGGTGCTACTGGCGCTACATTGTCTGCTGCTGTGACCAGCGAAGGTGCAACCACCATCGCTATCACTGGTGGCGGCAACGCTGGTACTGTCAAGATCGGTGACGTGTTCACTGTGGCCGACTGCTACGCTGTCAACCCACAAACTCGTGAATCCACTGGTTCTTTGTTCCAGTTCGTCGCTACTGCTGACGTGACTTTGAACGGTTCTGGTGCAGGCACTGTCACTGTGGCTCCTATCTACTCTGCTACCAACGCTTTGGCTACCGTGGACAGCTTGCCTGCTTCTGGTAAGGCTGTTGTGTTCGTGGGTGCAGCATCTACTCAGTACGCTCAAAACTTGGTGTACCACAAAGATGCCATCACCTTCGCTACTGCCGACTTGCTGTTGCCACAAGGTGTGGACATGGCCAGCCGTGCTGTTCACAACGGTATCAGCTTGCGCGTGGTTCGCCAGTACGACATCAACAACGATCGTATGCCTTGCCGTATCGACGTGTTGTATGGCTACAGCACCATCCGTCCACAAATGGGCGTTCGCATGTGGGGCTAAACTGAAATGGGGCTTCGGCCCCTTTCATTGTTCAATCTTTTTTAAGGAAATTTATCATGGCACTTCCAAACGGCGCAGGCGGTTACCAACTCGGTGACGGCAACCTTTCTGAAATCACCATGGGCTACTCAGCAGCCCCTCAAACAGCTACTTCTACTGCCACTTTGACAGCCGCTCAAGTGACAGGTGGTATGCTGGTTGCTAACCCCAGCACTTCTGCTGCTACTTACACCTTGCCTACCGCTGCTGCTATCGACGCAGTTGTGTCTAGCGCCAAAGTTGGTAGCACATTCCAGTTGAGCTTGGTCAACACTGGCACTTCTTCTGGTGCTGTGACTCTGGCTACTGCTACTGGCCTGACCGATGGCGGCAACGCTTTCGTGGCTGTGGCAATTACCTCTAGCGCGGTGTTCACATTCCGCAAAACTGGTGATGCAGCTTGGACCGTCTACAAGTCGGCCTAAACCTAAATGGGGGCTTCGGCCCCCATTTTTAAAGGAAACAACATGGCTACCATTTACATGAAACACGAAATCCACGGTGCAAAAGTTGCAACCATGGAAGCAGAAGCAGTCGCAGACGAGAAAAACGGATGGGTGCGATATACTCTGGACACGCCCTCCGAAGCAGTGGAAGAAGCGGCTCCTAAGAAGGAAGTGAAACCACGCGCCCGTAAGGTCGCTGAACCAGAACAACCCGCAGCCGACGAAGTGCCTAACTTTTTAGCACCCGCTGCCGAATCCGCAGGAGAGTAAACATGAGCACCACCGCTGGCGATCAAATCAATCGAGCATTGCGATTGCTTGGGGTGCTTGCTGATGGAGAAACACCATCAGCTTCAATGTCTCAGGATGGCCTGACGGCCCTCAATCAGATGATCGACTCGTGGAATACCGAGCGACTCTCAGTGTTTTGCACCCAAGACCAAGTGTTCACTTGGCCTGCTGGTGAGTACATTCAAACACTCGGCCCATCAGGCGACTTTGTGGGCAACCGCCCCGTGTTGTTTGATGATGCCACCTATTTCCGTGATCCTGGTACGAACGTATCGTTCGGTATCAAGTTCATCAACCAGCAACAGTATGACGGCATCGCGGTGAAGACCGTGACATCCACATACCCGCAGGTCATCTTTGTGAACATGGGCTTCCCTGATGTCACAATGAGCATTTACCCACGTCCTACTCGGGACTTGGAGTGGCACTTTGTGTCCGTGCAAGAGCTGGATCAACCCGCTGCCCTTGACACTGTGCTGCACTTTCCACCAGGCTACCTGCGTGCCTTTGCCTACAACTTGGCAATGGAGATGGCCCCTGAATACGGCGTTGAGCCAGCACCTCAGATCCAGCGCATTGCCATGACATCCAAGCGCAACTTGAAGCGCATCAACAACCCTGACGATGTGATGTCAATGCCTTACGCAATCGTGGCCACCCGTCAACGCTACAACATCTACGCTGGTAACTACTGATGAAGTCACCGATCCTCGGCTCCTCTTATGTGGCACGCAGCGTCAACGCTGCCGACAACCGCATGGTCAACTTGTACCCCGAGATGGTTCCCGAGGGTGGCAAGGAAGCAGCGTTTCTAACCCGTTGCCCAGGTCTGCTGCGCAAGTCATCCGTGGGCACTGGTCCCATTCGTGGCATGTGGCAAATTAAAGGTGCGATGTACGCTGTGTCAGGTACAGGTTTCTACAAGGTGGAAGTCTACGGCCGCACGCGCTTGAAGGGCACTTTGATCGGCACAGTCACGGGCACTGGTCCTGTGTCCATGTCGGACAACGGCACGCAGATCTTCATTGCTTGCAACCCTGACGGCTTCATCTACAACACCACTACCGAAGTGTTCCAACAGATCACGGACCCTGACTTCCCAGGCGCTGTGACCGTGGGATACCTTGATGGCTACTTTGTGTTCAATGAGCCCAACAGCTCACGAGTGTGGGTGACATCGCTGCTTGATGGCCTGTCAATCGACCCGTTGGACTTTGCCAGCGCCGAAGGTGATCCTGACGGTCTGGTGTCTTTGATCGTGGACCACCGTGAAGCGTGGTTGTTTGGAACCAACTCAATTGAAGTGTGGTATGACGCAGGTCTGCCAGACTTCCCATTACAGCGCATCCAAGGCGCTTTCAACGAGATTGGTTGTGCTGCCCCTTACTCGGTTGCAAAACTCGATAACGGACTGTTTTGGCTCGGTTCTGACGCTCGTGGTCGCGGTATCGTCTACCGCGCGAACGGCTACACAGGTCAGCGAGTGTCAACCCATGCAATCGAGTGGCAAATCCAAGAATATTCGGACATCTCGGATGCCATCGGTTACACGTACCAGCAAGACGGCCATGCCTTCTACGTGCTCATTTTCCCAACAGCGCAGACCACTTGGGTCTACGATGTGGCGACACAGGCTTGGCACGAGCGTGCAGGCTGGTCGAATGGTGAGTTTGTGCGTCACCGCTCCAACTGCCAAGTCGTGTTCAACAATGAAGTGTTGGTGGGTGACTACGAAAACGGCAACATCTACGCCTACGATTTGAACGACTACTCGGACAATGGTGACATTCAAAAGTGGCTGCGCTCATGGCGTGCCTTACCCACTGGTCAGAATGATCTCAAGCGTTCGTCTCAGCACAACTTGCAGATTGACTGCGAAGCTGGTGTGG